ACCAACACGTAATCCCATAAGGGGACTGCGAATTGTACTTGGATTAATGTATTGATTTGTTGCTAAATCTTTAACGTATAAATGTGCATGCGGACCAGTAGCTGTCCCTGTTTGCCCAACTGTACCTAAGAATGTTTTTGTTGCCATGTTACTTTACCCTTACTTGTATTTTAAAATAAAAAACCCCGCATTTCTGCGGGGCAATAAGGAGATGAATTAGCAACTAAACCCTGATCAAATTAGCTGCCATGACCGCTTCCCAATCAACTCTTTTAATCCTTTTAAGCTGCTCAAGATTATTAAACCTTTCACCCGATAATGACATCTGGAGATCTTTAATCTCACGGGCAGTCTTAAGGCCAATCCCCTTGATATGATCTGCGATCATCTGCGGGGTGGCACTATTGATATTTAAACGAGTATCAGGCGGGAAAGTACGAGGTTCTTCTTTAGAAGCCTTGTCCTTTACCTGAAGTGTTTGGACTTTTTTAGTCGCTACTTCATCAGGGCTTAATTCTGATTTATAAGCGGTAAAAAGACGACCGTCTTGGTCTTCGACCATAAACCAATCGCCATTATCAAATTCGCTAACAATTTTGACGCGAGCGCCAGTTTTATTGTGTTGATAAAGCATAGGTACCAGAGGTTATCTGGTACCTACTTTAGCCTAATCAGCCGCTAGTGACGGTACGACCAGTCAGATATCCATCGATATCTTCGTAGCCAGGGGCGTCATCAGGACGGATGTAGCACACTTCCACAACCAGGTAGCCGACGCGGCCAGCAGCCACGTCAGCATCCGAGATATACACACCACCAGAAACGGTGGTATCGTTGGCGGCACCCTTGGCGAAAACACCGAGAAGGGTGGAGGCAGTGGCTTTGTAGTAAACGTTGGTATTGGTAACGCCAGTAGCACCAGTGACGGTGATAAAGGGATCGGTACCAAAGCCTTGGCTACCACCAGAGAAATAAATCTTGGTGGCGGCGTCACCAGAGACCGTGGAGGTCAGATTGGCTTGGATGATGTTCTCACCAACACCAGAAGCGGCGGTACCAGTGGCAGCCACAGCGGTACCAGTATTGCGACCAAAGGAAATCACATTACCAGTGGCGGCGTACACACCAGAAGCAGCACGGCCATCCCAGCCAGAAGCCACAGAAATCGCAGTGCGATACACGTAGGCAGCTTGGGTGGAGTTACCAGAGATCACCATGCCGGTGATATCAGTACGAGTGTCGTCATTCCGATAGGGGGAAGGAACAATCACGCTCATGTACTGACCGCTGGCAGTGGCAGATCCAGACGCCCAGGTGATGGGCACATAACCACGTTGTTGGAAATAACGATAGCCAGGAACAGCCAACACAGAGGTGGGGCCAGCCTTGGAAGCGTTATTAGTGGTGCCCCCGGTGGTATCAATGTTTTTGTACCAACCGTTTAGGGGTTCTGCCCAGTTGCCGGGGTAGATTTTTTTAGCAGACAAGTAAGTCATTTATTTTTCCTGAAAGTTATTGTTAATTATCAGACGATGCCGTCATCAGACACAAAGCTAAAGCCGGTGGTAACAAAATCTTTGTTCAAGATTTCAAAACCAGCGTACAGTTGCCAAATCAGGATGATAAAGCGGCTGAAGTCATCGTTGTTATTGATCAGCACCTGGGCGTTAGGACCGCCGATGCCGACGCCAATGGCCTGAGGGCCGAAGAAGTAACCTTGTGCAACCTCTTGGCTGGAGTAGTTAGAACCACCGTCAAAAGAAGTGCTCAGGGACTTGGTGGGGAAGTTGGTCGATTCGAAGAACTTCACACCTTCAAACTGCACGCCAGTGGGCATAACAGGTTCGCCAGCCAGGAAATAACCTTGGCCAGCTTGGGGACCCATGTAGAAGCTGGAGTTGTTGGGCATCGCGGGGTTGCCCATGTACATCCCCTGACCGGGATTGCCAGCATAACGGGCGATCTCACGGAAGTCAGCATCACGACGCAGGTGCATCATGAAGGTGGGATCACAGATGCAACGATACAGACCATCGGAATAGGTCGGCACGTTACGCTTACGCAAGTCTTTAACAACGTTCAGCAAGTCAGTACGGACTTGGAACTGTTGAACTTGGGCGGTATATTCGGTCGAGGTATAAGAAACACGACCGGAAGAATCTTTGGCTTTGTTACCAGCAAAGTAGTAACCACCTTGGCTGGTGGAAGCTTGACCGTTAGCTTCTGCTTTGGCAAGTTCGTCAATGAAGACGCGGTCACGCCAACGGCGATAGTCGTCCAGCAGGGTGAGGCTACCGATGGACTGGTGGAACATATTCAGGTTACCGGTATCCAGCAGCAGACGCTGGGCGGTAATCAGAGTTTCACGAGCAATCTTGAAGGTCGAAGGCTGGGTCGGATCGCCCGGGTCCGCAGGACCAGTGTATTCCTTAAGCACCACCAGGACTTTCTCCTTGGTGATGTTACGGCTATTGGCGGTACCGATGGTTTGGTCGGCAATACGCTCGCGGCTATCCTTCGTGCCAGGGGTTCCCCAGAACTTATAGCGGTCGAGCTGCACGGTTTGACCGGGTTGACGGGTGAAGTCGTGGACAACCACGGGCTCCACTGCCATCTCGGCAATGTAGGCAGGGTGGGGACGATAGAGTTCCGCACCCAAGATTTTTGGAAAATCGTTCTCCTGGTCTCTAGTTTCTTAGAGGGGTGGACTATCTCTTCATCCCTGTGGGATGCCGGACGCTAAATCTGGTATTACGTAACAAGTGCGTGTTACACCCAGTAGTCTCTGCACGTTCCAATCACGGTCTTGATTGGCTTCGCTCAGGATTACCCTCGGCTTTACGTTAGGGCTTCCCTGAATTCATCCGGTTTGCACTCATCGATTGCTCGGTGAGGTGACAACGTTGAGCGTTCAGTTGAGGCATGCTATGCTTTGGAAAAATGTTGATAAACAACATGGAACCAAAACTTGTGCATGGGTTTGGTAACCTTTACTTAACGGAAGACGGTCGAGCCTTTAAGAAGAAACTTAACGAGAAAGACCAAGAAGAACTTGAAGAACTTCCTATTAGTTCGACCAGTGTTTATGACAGGGTTTCAGTTCTTGTGGATGGAAAAAAGAAACGCTTTCATTTACACGTGTTAATGGCAATTGCTTTTCTTGGGTTAAACCTGAGAGCCCATGGCAATCATAATTTTTCTCTTCAGGTAAATCATTTAGATAACAACAAGCGAAATAATCGACTTGAGAATCTGGAAATCGTTACCAAACAAGAGAACTTAACGAAGGCTTGGGAATCTGGTTGTTACCAAAATAATGGTTTTGCCAGTAAAGGGAAACCGAAGAAGTCTTTAAGAAAGTTTTCTTCGGAAGACGTGATGCAGATTAAAGCTTTGAAGGAGGCTGGTCTTTCATATCGAAAGATTGCCGAAAAATTTAACTGCAATCACGGAGCTATTTACCAAATCCTAAAAGGACATACCTACCAGGATCTGAACTAGCTATCAATAAACACTTTGGTTTATCCTCCAGTGTCTTGTTTTTTATTCGGGTGAAAGAACGGACCGAAGTCCTTTCTTATTTAAAATTTTAGCAGTTGATAATTTATGTGTGAATACATACTAAAAACCAGGCAGTAAATAAATACCACCTGGTTTAAAGTTTGAATATCACTCCATCACAAACAGTTTGTTTGCAACAGTTCCAGGTTGAGCTTGATTCAGAACACGCCAGGCGTTCTGCGGATCACGGTTCATCACTTCACTGAAGCTACCCCAGAAGTTTTCGGGTTGCTGGGGGCCAGCAGCATTGGGGGGAGCAGGAAGGTTGGCAATACCGCCATTGATAGGCTGGGTGCGATAACCACGGGATTCGAGGTCAGCTTCACTTTCGTACACGGGGTACGGACCTTCGGGGCCGAAGAACTTCAGCGTGTAATCGCTGAGGACATCGGGGTTGGTCAGGATTTCGTTGTAAGCCAGATTTTCTTGGTGCTCATTGACCGAGAAGTTGGCAAAACGTGCCATTACATCATTGGCTTGGGTGCCCCAGGCCACTGCGCTATCTAGCATCCCTTCGAGTTGAAGGGCGTAATTATTTAGAATTGCCGGAGCTTCTACCCCGAACGCGTCGAACACCTGACGGCTTTCGCTGCTCAGGTTGTAGTAATCCGCGATTGCCCGATCCACTTCCTGGGCTTCCGCCGCCGGTAAGGGCGTTGAAAAGATTTGGGAAGAGTTGGGAGAGTATGCCGGGTTGAGATATGAGGTCGGCATCCCCGATTGTTGCATAGCTTGGCCGTTGGGAATCCCAAAGTTGGCCGGGGCGTACTGAGGAGTCGTCGTCGACGGTTGACCCTGGAAGGGGGATTGGACTGGTGAGCTCAGGAGCCCCACCACTTTGTTGAACGCCGATTCCCATGGATTGTTCGCCGGGGCTTCCGCTGGTGCCGCCACCGAATAATTCGGTTGGGATTGGGGGGCGTACTGAATAGGGGCGGATTGGTAGCTGGTATTCGCTTGAGGGACCGCTTGGGGGTAGCTGGTACCCACCTGATACGCCACCGGGGCCGCCTGCTGGTAGCTGGGGGCTGGTGCTGCCACTGGTGCCGGAGCTGCCATCACGTAGCTGCTGGGTGCTACTGACGGTGCTTGGCTCGTCTGTGGGGTCGATTGGACGGTAGCGTCCTGCATAACTCATCTCCTTTTGTAATGCTTCTAAGGTTCGATACAGATAGGGGGTAAGGTCCAGCCTTGGATCTGCAGCCATCGGAAGATCCGGTGACTCTGGGTGGGGGGTCTGCATCATTCCACCCACCAGGCGAGCAAACTGCGAGAACGCATTCTGCAATTCGCCTACCATTCTGAACGGGAAACCGCTTAACATAGCGGCTCGTTCTTCGTCCGTCTTAGACGGAAACAAGAACTTCAGTGCTTCAATGCTATCAACACCTAATTCTTGTAGGTTTCTTACAACGATTGAGTTGTTAAGAATATCTTGAGTTGACTCCTCATATACCGGACCAGTCCACCGCCATAACACTGTTAAGTCACCGTCTGGAATAAGTCCTGTCACCCCAGGGGGGACAATTTTTGTTTGCATGCAAGCCATCATGATTTGTTTGACCTTATCGTCGAACCCAATCATGGCTTGCTTATATAAATCATTTTCTTCTGGCGGCGCATTTTCTGGGGGCTCTACTGGTTCTTCCAGGCCAGATGCTTTGGCTAATGTTGCACGGAACAAGCGTTCCTCTTGAAAAATAATTAACTCAAGGCAACGCGCAATTCCATAAGAATAAATAGCAGTTGCTTTTTTCTTTGATGTGGCTGATACGCGACCAAATAAAGATTTGTATTCAGTTGCGGTTACGCCCGCTGAAATAGATAGTTCATCAACGCCTCCAAGGGCCGTACGAATTTCTTCTCGAAATTGACGAGCAAATGCATTTTGGTCGCCGGTGATAGCATCTGGAACAATATAACCAACACGGTCATTTGGCTCTAGGTTTGCAATAACGCGTGGTACACGAATTTGACCATCAATACCACGACTGATTGGGTCTTGTTTAAACGTAGAACGACTTAATGCAGATAAACTTCCGAAGCCCGAGTTGGCTGCAATGGATGGACGTTGAACTGTAGTGTCCGCCCCAGACTCCATAAGGTCTGTTTTGGGCCGCGACGAAAGAAGTGTTGGGTTACCAAAGAACTGAACGTTTTTGCGCATAGTGCGAACTAATTCGTCATGCACCACAATGTGGCTGGCCATGGCGTCAAACTCACCAGTGCCTTCAGTTGAAAATCCCTTAGGGTTGTTAAAGATTTCAACGCAAGGAATAAAGCCTAGGCTATTTTTAAATGTTTTGGTTTTACCAAGGGCTGTATAGTTTGGCAGATCAAACGACATCTCACTTTCTGAGTGAGTTTCTTCAATAGTGCGTCGTTTAATTGAAAGCCTAATAAAACGTTTGGCGCCTTGACTGCCAAGGGTTGCGGTCCCTGTAAGGTTGGAAACATTTACATTGTCACCAAAGCCATTGCCCTGTTTAACCTTATAGCTGTAGATGATTACAACTTCATCTAACTCACCGTCAACGTTGTAATAACTGCGATATTCGTGGCTACGGAAGTAATACAGGCGGTAATTTGATTTAGTTGGACGAATATAAAAAATGCCTTTACCGTCACATAGGAAGTAATCCCAGATTGAATCCAGGCGTACATCAAGTTGGTTGTATTTGATTACACGGTCGAGAAAGTCTTTGCGTTGATTGCCAAAATTATCTTGAGTTGGAAAAAATTCAACACCCTGGCGAATCCCAAACATTTTCATTTGGGAAAGATGTGACCCCACAATCATGGTGTCAACGTGTACACCAGGATCTTTTTCGACCGCAGCGTCAATAATTTCTTTTAAACGCGCCTTGGTATCAACAGCCATTAATCTTTAACCTGTTCTTTTTGAATCTTAGCAGCTTTGCGTTCCTTTCTATGTTTTAACCAAATGCGAAAAAAAGCCAATTCACCAAAGGTGTAAAGCCAGGGTTTCTTTAGTGCTTCTTTAACTAATTTTCTTTTCTTGGTCATGACACAATTTTATTTTGGAAACCTGGAGGAACAGCTTGGCCTAGCTGGGGGCCAGCATAAAAACCGGCATTGCCCATAGGCGTCATGCCCGGAAGCCCCTGAACCAATGGAAGTTGGGGGCCTGCGCCAGGCATCAAACCGCGTTTGATAAGCTCTTCGTTGAGTTGTTGGTTTTGTTGCGTACCACCTTGGTACAAACGCTGAAGTTGTTCGCCCGAACGCTTACCCAATGGGTTTTGTCCTTGTGGGATATCAAAACTAGGGCCACCAGCAATTAAAGGGCTGTAGCCAACAGAAGGAAAAAAGCCGGGGTTACCAGGGGCGCCTGGTACGTTTGCTGCTCCGCCGTAATACATTTTATTATTTCCGTTCTTTTTATTTTACTCCTCTAATACCACATACCCAGCAGGATCATTTAATTTGCTGAGAATAAATCCTTCACCTTTTACTTTCCAATCAAGGGCATCTCCTTCATGCCAATCAAGACTCTCAAGCACTTCTTCAGGAAGAATAATAAACGGTTCACCGTTTTCGTCTTCTTGGACTTCGAGAATGTAACTCATGAAACTTAAAGTTTTTCAATAAGTTTATCAAGTTTTGCGTTAATCTGCTTAAAATTGTCGTGCATTTGTTGTAATTCCCTAAGGAAGTCAACTTTCAATACATACTCTAAGGGCATTCGATTGATCTGCTCTTGGAGGTTGTCAACCTTCCTTTCATTCTCTAGAATGCGGTCGTATAACGCATGCAGACGATCCTGATGACGACCCCAAAAATTAGCCGAAAGTGGTGACACGGAAGTAGATGTATTTTCTTTTATTTTACGATTAGTAATCAAGGTGAAGATTACCTTTCCTTGCTAATCCGGTAACCAACCACACAAGAGCATCCACACAATCGTCATGACCACTTACGCCGAAGTTTGTGAGTTCTTCGAAGAGATTTGTGAAATTCCTGAAACGATTAAAGATAATTTTTCGATCTTCAAACATACCGATGATTCCCCTGAACCGTGCGAGCTTGTCAGCACGGAACCCTTTGACTGGGTGCCAAATCAAATTGTAGAGACCTTCATCATTCAGGCAAACCCGCTTAAAGTCAGCTTCGAGGGAGGCTTGGTACTGGACGGCTTCTGACCAAATATCACATGTTGAATAAGTAGGAAAATAGTTTTTATTTTCATCCTGTCCAATAATGGACCAATCATTAAGTAATTCTTTAAGGGCATCTAGTTTTTCCAGGTTACCCATGACGCGAATACGTCGATAATCAATAATATGGATACGATCTTCAATCCGACCACCCAGTACAAACACCGTGTAATCATTCTTTTCTTTAATGCCAGCAGACAAGTCAACACCAATCCCCAAGGCATCAAATTCTGTTGCAATTTCTGCCTTAACAATAAGTTCTGGCGCCAATGAAAGTTCATTCTGCCTGACAATTTGATTCATGTACTGAAAGGAAAAAGCAATGGGTGCTTGCCTTTTCTTTTCTTTCAGGTACTCTAGCGACCACATGTCAGGCCAGTAGGATTCCTCCTCGCCAGTCTTGGGATCATTTTGGATTGCTGACAAAACAATTTGAGTCCAGTTGTTTTGTTCATTGAATGTAGTAGCGTGAATGTCATCATGCCTGAATCGAGTACCAAGACAAATTGCCCTGGCGCCCTCAAACATCGTTGGTGCAATCACCGCATTCCAGTTATCCTGCATTGTCTTACGAATGTCAGGATTACCAATATCAGCAGCAGACTTAATAGCGTCATCAATCATTACCAAGTGCGAACGTTTAGAAGTCACTGAGCCTTTAAGGCCAGCGGCGCATAGGGTAAACTGTTCATCACCTGTTACATCAATGCCAGCAAATTTATGGTCAATAGACCAGTACTCATTACTGGTTACATTTTTAAGAAGTTTTACTTTTGGAAAAACTTCTTGATATCGCTTGCTTTCAATAATGCGTTTAATTGTTGCTGATTTGGAACGTGCAATATCAACCGTGTAAGAAAGATAAAGAATTTGCAAAGGAAGTTTTGCGTGTGTATGAATCCCAATTGCCCAAGCAGTTAAAAGACCCAATACCGTGGACTTGGCTGATCCCCTGGGTGCTAATAAATCAACATTTGGGCCAGCAATTTTAATTAAACATTGGCTATCTTCATTGGTAATAAAATGTTTATGCCATTGTTTATGATGTTCAGCTGGCGGTTTATCCGCAACGTACTCACAAAAATATCCAAAATCTTCACGAGCAAGCTTTGCCTGTTCGTAGTTTTTAGGTTCTTTAACTTGATGATTTTTTGCCGCCGCACGTGCATTACGCCGATATGCGAGATGAACGTAAGAAGGCATGAGTTAGTACCAGGTATTACTGAATACTAACTCATTTCCTTTTCTTTTGTTTTTGTTGCTGATAGTGACGGGCTTTATCTAATGCCGCTTTGCGTTTATCGTTATCCGACATTTCGGTACCATCTTCGTTTGTCGCTTCTTTCTTCTTGAAATGAGCAACAAGTGCTGGTGGCATTTTAGAATCAGACATCAGCTAAGCGGACGATTAGCGTATCCAGCTCCCATGGTAATACCTTTGGGAGGGAATGGTGGTTGTTCTTGGCCCATGGAACGACGGTTCATGGGGCCAGGAGGTTGTGTCTGAGGGGGTGGAGCTTGCTGTGGTTGTGGTTTAGGGGCTGAGGGTTGCGATTGGTCAAAAGGTGACCCAGCCGCTGGAGGATATTGTGAGCCGCCATGTTGTTGCATATATCTGTTATACGCATCTAGATAGCGGGTATCTTCCCCTTCTGGGGCAGTTTGTTGCCCCTGTGAAGAAGGAATAGTTGGTGTTTCAGGGCGATTGGGTGTTGTGCCGGGTTGGGACTGCGCTGCCTGTGTTGCAGGCACATTGGCAACCGCTTGCTTTTGTTGATTTAAAGCATTTTGATAAAAACCCGATCCACCTGAACCAGGTGTGCCAGACGTTGGTCGCTGAGCAGAAGCACCCATGTTTAAAACTAATTATTTTTTCTTTTTATTTTGCATTTCCCGCAGACGAGCCATTTTATCTTTAGGGCTTTCTTTGGGGGGAACTGCTTTACCGGCAGCTGACTTACCTTTAGGAGGTACAGCCTTACCGGCAGCGGGCTTGCCTTTGGGGGGAACTGGAGCAGGCATGATATTTATGCTGTTGTTCTTATTATACGAGAAGTGCTGCTTTATTGTTATTCTTCTAATTGCATTCGAGCCCATACACTCATTGAGGCTTCTTGCAGTGGGGATTCAATTGGATCATCTTTAAAAATAAACATTAACTCACGAATAGCACGATCAGCACCTGCCATGAGGAGGCCTTTGCGATCTTTTGTAGAGGTAAATTGTTCTACTTGTGCAATGGTGCCGCGTAATTCTTTTTGCATACTTGCAATACGCGCTACACCTGCATCACGTTTGACGGAACAATTTTCAATATCTTCTCTGAGCTTTCGAATGTCCTCTTGCATTTCTGCAATTTCATCCAAAAGAATTTTACGGTGGTCCGGTTTTTTGTAGTGTTCTTTAACCCATTCTTCACACGAAGAAATACTTCCTGTATAGCCAAGAAACTTGGAATACAGAAAGCATTCAATTATGGAGTAGTTATCTTCAGCAAATGAACAAAAAGACTCTTGAGTTGCAGAGTCAAGGTTATCAATCCAAGCGGTAAACAGCTCAATACTTATAAGCTTGTTGTGCCTGTCGATAGTCGCGGGCTTCGTCGCTTTCGCTGTATTGTTGTTTTTGAGCGGCAAGAGCTTCTTGTTGAGCACGAGTGTCCTCTAGTTTTTTCTTGGAATATTCGTAGGCAACACCGGCGGCTTTTTTATACGTCTCTAAAGGAAACGCAGCGGCTGCGTCAGCAGAAGAAGTATCTCCAAACGGATCAGCTTCTTTCCAAGCCCCAGAATCGTCTTTATAGCCCCAGGTGGTTGCCACGTTTATTACCTAATTCTAGAAGTTGCTCATCATTTGAGCAAGGCCTTGTGCATAGATGTTGGGACGAGCCGAGACATCTTTGGCTTGTTGTTGACGAATTTTGGACTGTTCTAAACGACCAAGGAGGGTTTGGAAATCACCCAGGGATGCGGCGCCCATGCCGCCGTAAGCTTGTTGAAACTGCTGCTTATCAATGATAGCTTTGTCTTCAGCCGACAGATCTTGATAAACGGGATCAGCTTGATAGCCTAAATTAACAGCCATGATTTTATTGTAGAGGCTTTTTAAATTATAGCAAGGTTAGCTTTAAGACCAAAACCCTGCCGTTAAATTGGACAACAGTTGTCCCTGAGTGCCAATTTTAGCAACATCTGCTGTTCCTTCATTCTTAATTTTTTGAGTATCTTTATCAATCTGGCCTTGAAGATTAGTTAAGCCCGCATTGTACATAAAATCACGTTTTTGACGCATAGCCTGTTGTGCTTCTTCAATTTCGGCTGGGGTACCAGTAAAAGAAGAAGGTAAGCCAGATGTATTAATACCAGTAGCTTTGGCAAGATCACCAGAGAACGTGGGATCTAATGCAGTGTTATAAGTAAACGTACGTTTGCCTGTTTTAACAGTTTCCCCTTTTTCATTTGTGGTCGTTCCCTGCTTGCCATACATTGTGTCGTAATAGCTACTCAGGTAGTTATCATTCCATTTATTTTGATATTCACTTCCGGATTTAATTGAATTGACAAGGTCGGTTAATTTGTACTGACCTGTTTTTTGTAACTCTGCAAAACCAGAAAGTTCTGACTGAGTTGCTTCGCGTCCCAGGATATCTTTATAGGTTTGACCCGCAAGTGTTGCACTCTTACCTGCGGCCCCTTGCGTAGCTTGATCAACAAGGCTATTGATGTCAGCTTGCGAATAACCGGTACCTAATTTATAACGATCTTCATAATCTTTAAGTTGTTGTACAGCTTGTGTTGAGTCAAGCAAACCAGCGTTAAATTGATTTAAAAGATTTTGTTTGTATGCGCCATATCCCGTTGATCCCGTGGCTTTAATAGCTGCCAGATTAGCTTTTTCTTCTTCTGCAGCGGCTTCCGCTTGTTGATCAAGTCTCTTTTGATGCTCCAACATGTAATTGTTGTAAGCAACCTGGGATGGGTCAGGCCCTGGAATATTTACTTTACTGCCGCCCATACTGTGTTACCTGTTACTTACTTTAATTTTAAGCCAATGAACCCGCCGCATAGCCTGGCATATTGCCATAGCTAAACGGTTGTTGTGCAACTTGGCCAAACATCGCATCAGTTCGTGCACGTTGTTCAGAAAGTGTGCGATTTAATTGATCTGCATTTTGCTGCCAACGAAGTTTTTGCGCTCCGGGAGAAAGTGCATCAGTAATACCACGTTGACGATCTTCAGAAGAAAGTTGACTTGTACGTGGATCTAAAAAAGCTTGTTGATAGTTAGCTGCTTTTTGTTGTTCAAGACGATCAAATTGTTTGGCACCTGTTAACGCATATTGACCAGCAAGCAGGTTTTGGAATGCGGCATCACGTTGCGCTTGGGCTTGGACGCCCGCAGCCTGAATCATTGCCTTTGACTGCTGGTTCGCACCAAAAGCAGAAAGAGCTCCTCCAATTAAAGAGCTAGCGCCACCGAATAATAACTCAGGTCCGATTACCATATTGCTTTTACCGGTATTTGAACTGCTAGAACCATTATACTGGTACTTACTGGTTTGACTCCAATCATAAGGATTGGCATAAACATTGCCATACCCAAATGTTGTTAAGTTAGAACCAGCCATTACTATGCTTTGTAGTATTGTCTGGTTGGAATACCTGCTCCAAGTTGTGCCAGACCAGCGCTAGACCTTGCACCTTCTGCATAACCAGTTGCAATCATATTGGCAATTGAATAAGGGTCTTGATATTTAGTTAAACCACGCTCAATACCGGTTTGAAGTGCAGTCAAACCACGGTTGATTAAGTTATATTTCATTTGTTGATCGCCTTGTTCTTTATAAAATTTAAGTGCTTCTTGTTGTACAGCTTGCCGATAACTTGGATCCATTTGCATTTTAAAAATATCCATCAAACTTTGAGTTTCAGAAGGATTAGCAGTTGGCAAATAACTGCGATAAACAGCTTGCTCTTCTGGTTTTGCTTTTTTATATTGTTCGCTTCCAAACAATTGTTGAGCAGCTGCTACAGGAGCCGCCCACTCTCCGGCCAGGGGGATGGTTCCGGCAATATTAGAAGACCCTTGTAATGGGGTGGTGGGAAAAGCACCTCTGGCATTAAAGCTTGTTCCAGCTCCTGGTTGAAAGTTTTGACCAATATCATAAAGTCCCATGATCAGATACCACGGACGCCACCGGTTTGTAGCACAGAAGCAGCATAGGGATTAGAAGTCAAGATATCACGGGTGGTAGCCCCAGCTTGTTGTTGTGCTCCAGCAGCAAGTTGACCAGCCATAATTTGTTGATTAAGCTGACCTGTTAAAACTGCATTTTGTTGATTTAATTGCATCTGACGGCCAACATCAGCATCTTTATATTTTTGTAAAATTTGATAATTTTGTTCTAAATATTGCCTTGGAATATTAACACCAGCTGCTTGCATGAGTGCTAAGCGCTGAGCAAGTGCTTTATCAGAAGCAACGCCCGCTTCTACGCCTGTACCAGCAGATTGACCGGCTTCACGTTGTACACCAGCGACAGTACGTGCTGCATCACCAACAGCAGCCTGAGCACCACCAAAGAGTTGATTACCTGCTGCGCCAACGCCTTTACCAAGCTGAGCACCAATGGAAGAGCCAAGAAGGGTGCCTACGCCATACATACCAGCTTTAGCCAATAAAGCACCAGGTCCAGCCGCTGGAATTGCGCCAGCCATTCGTTGTAAAGCGGCACCGGCTAATTTTCCGCCTACTGCCGTACCAACACCTGCTCCAATAGCGCCGCCAACATCGCCTTGGCCAATTTGTCCAGCGGTAACAGCAATCCCAGGGGCGTACTTCATACCTGGAATCCCACCAAGCATATTCATTAAGTTTTGAAATAACCCAGGATTAGCTTGTGCCGCTCGCCCCGCTCCATCCATGCTGGGATAAGCTAATTGTTGTGAACTAGGCGCAAGCAAGGCGCCACCCGCTAAACCAGTTTGCGGAGCTTGAGGAGAACCAGCTGGATATCCGGTTAACGCCATTTTAAAAACTACATCTTTTAGATACTTTAATTTTATCAGCCTATATTTTGTTGATTAGGGTCAACTGGTATTGCGCTATAACGTTCTTGATATTCATGTAGATCAGGAAGTTTAGGGCGGTTTGCCATAGCAATAACTTCATTGACCACATTACCAATTGCAGCACCACCAACAGAACCAGCAAGTCCTGCAAGGATTGTTCTCCTAGGTGTAATACCTGGTGTTCTGCCTGCCAAGGTAAGCCCTGCTGCAGCACCTGCTGTTGCAGCTGCAGATGGAATAGTGATTGGGAAACCTAAAAGACGAGCCTCTGGAACTCCTTCAAGATTTTGAGTAGTCCCTTTTAATACGCCAAGGTTTAATAAACCTTTGTCTTGATAAAGATAATTCAAATAATCACCATATCTTTTGGGTGTTAAATCGGGGATGTCTTGTTTTGCTGTTGAATATTTTAAAGGTTGACCTTGACGTTGTAAAAAGAAACGTTCAAAAGATTCTTGTAAAGGCTGTTCAGTTTCACGACGATCTTCTGAACCTACTGCTGCATATTGCTGTGCATATCCCTTGGGTCTGCCTAGCTCTCCAACATTGGTAATGTCATAGGTACCCATGGACGCAGCAACTGGTGTAATTGTTGCAAGACCCAATAAACCACGCTGTGTTGGTGTCATTGCAGCATGCATTTCTTCTCCAACAGCATTTTTTAATACTTGATCAGCAATAGCTAATGGGTGATTGTATTTCCAGTAATAACGACGAGATTGGTCTGTACCCAAATCGGTGACTAAACGTGCTGAATAGGCCCCAAGAAATGCGGCTGGGTTTTCTTTTGCTGTGATTGGAGGTGTTGAAGGAGTACCAGAAGATAATTTTTGACCAAACGCAGGATTAAAAATACTATGAACAGCGGTATCACCCGCTTCTTGCATTATTTGTTCACCAATTTTGTAACCAGTTTTTATACCTTTACCGAAATTAATAACACGATCAAGAATAGCCATTTTAAATAACCCCCCTTCCATAGCCATAGGGATCAAGCATGTTTAAATTTAATGTGGCGGGGTTAATGGTCTGCTCTAAACCCTGCATTTGAAATTGAGTTCCAGGAGACAAGGCTTGTGTAAGATCGCCATTAACCAATTGACGTTGCATTGCTTGTTGCTGCAACGAAATTGTTTGATCCATTTCTTGCTGCTGTTGTGCTTGCAATTGATTTTGAATTAATGGAGTAACAGCCATACTGGCCGCAACAGGTGCTAAACCTTGAACAATATTTTGGGCAGCAGAAGGAATGTATTCGTTGCGAGTAATAGTTTTACCTTTGGCATCAGTATATGAAAGCTTACCTAATGTACCAGGTGAATATCGACCAGCAAGTTTCATGCCGCCAACATTCATTCCTAAATCTGCTGCACCAGCAATTACGGAAGTCATTGGATCAACACCGCCAAGCATGTTAAATCCTGTAGTCATAATGGCGCTTGGCACGGCACCACGGAGAATAGCTTGTGTTTCATCTCCAATAACTGGACGTGTCATGCCCAGTTTTCCTAGGCGCCCTTCTATCGCCGCTGCAGCCCTACCCAACATTGCAGTAGCAGAAGTACCGAGGCCCATATAACAATACTTTTCTTTAATTATATTTCAAATAACCTAGGCATTTTGTGATTTAAACACTTCTTTTGGTTCTTCAGTATTGAGCTCTTTTTCAAGCATTGGTTTTTTAGATTTTGAAAGAAGACCAGCAACAGACGGCTGTGGATTAACAGTATTTTCTGCTTGTGATTGTGCCATTTGCATAATATATCCATGGGGATCTGGATTGGCTGCTTTAGGCATTGGATCTTTCGCTCTTTTTCCGGGAGGAATGGTTGGACTAATTTTATAAGCTTCTAGCCAGACTGGATTAAAGTCTGGATTTTCCTGTGGTCTGTGTTCTGTTTTTGGCTGGCCTTTTTGAAAATCGTAATCAGTGTGGCGGACAAAACGACCTAATCCAACAAACAATTGCGCCTCTAAAGGTGCATCTGGATCCACTGAACCCAAATGAGCATTCAATGTACGTTTACGTGCTTGGACGCGATTAAGAATATCTGCTGTATTAAATCTTCCTGGGTCCCAAGGATATTGACCGCCTATCCCAGCATTTGCATCAACCCTAAATTGATCACTAAACGTTGTTTTTGTTTTGTTTTTAGGATCTTTAACAGCACCAATGTATTTGTTTAAATTAAGACGATCATCAGTGTTTTGCATTTAACTTTCACCTTTTTTCTTTTTATGTAATCCTACAAGTGTTTGACGTAAGCGCGCCTGTTTAACAGTTTTGTCATCATATTTTTCTGGATTAGCAAGGACATTTTCTTGTAATTGAGCAGAAGTAATGCCCTTCTTTTTGGCTTTAGCCGTAAAGGCACCTTCTTTCATATCCATGCTTTGGATCCATTTTTTATCTTTTTTCTTATCGTCAGCCATATTGGTTAAATTAAACCTTTCTTAAAGGAGTCTAACAGAGCCTGAGCTTTGGCAGTACCACCTTCTCTTTGTGCGCGAATTAATTGCTCTGAAATATCAACAGAACGACGTGCCACTTCAGGAGAAGATTTTTGTGCACCACGGGCTATTTCACGTCCAACAAACTGAGAAGGTGGACGCATTGCAGCTTGATTGTACACAAATCCTTCCGGAGTACGTTCCATAGGAGAATGTACGTTTGGATCCCAGACAATTGGCTGTTGTGTAACTGCTTCTCTCCGTTCAGGTTGCATACCTACGCGTTGCTGTAAACCAATGCGTTCACCACTTTCTGGATCAAAAATTCCGTATTGACCAAGTTCAGAAGCTGCTGCAGAGGATTGCATGCGTTCTTCTGGAATAGTAGTTTCTGTTTCTACAATGCCATGTAAACCTCGCATAGAGCTGCCGGAGGCCGGTTTGCTGACAGTTCCAGCGGGCACAGAAGGGCGCCCTGCTCGTACTTCAAGAGTACCGGGGATGATTTCACCTGTCCTTGGATCAACCGCTGCAAACGGCCTTGCACCTTCTTGTAATTGCCTAACGGCCATGACACCAGGAAATCTTTCTGCCTCTAGCTCCCGTGCAACCATTTGTTGACGCACGTTCTCACGAGATTCATGGGCTTCTGCAAGCTGTTGACTTAAATCAATGTGCTCTGGATTACGAATCTGTGCCGAAGGAGGTTGAATTTGTTGTCCATTTTGATAAAGTTGACCACGCAAGAGAGCACGATTACGGTTAAAAATTTGTTCCGCTTGGCGGTCACCTTGCTTGGCTGCATACATAGCCATGTTAGTATCTTCTACCAATTTGGTATATTCAGGATTATCAATATGAGTTGATGTTGTTGCTAATTTATCTCCTAAGTTAGAAATGCGATTAGTGTGATAAATGTCTTGATACACTAATGAACCAGACTCAGGTTCACGTGCTGCAAAAGTTTTGTAAAATTCTTGGGTTGGAATTTCGGCCAGTTCACCGGTAGATGCTTTGCCAACTGCAACTTGAGTTTGTGGTTTAACTGTTAAAGGTTGAGAAGGTGTTTGAGATAATAAACCAAGAGATTCTGGTGCTCCAGTAGCAGCGTACAGTTCTGCCCCTTGTTTGATGCGAGTGCCCTCAGGGCCTTGCATAAGTGCGCGTTCAATGCGACCAGGGCTCATTCCCTGTGCTGCTAATTCACTACGACGTTGTTGTAAAAATTGTTGCGCTGAAGATTGTGGAGTTTCCGCTTGATCATTGGGAACATGACCAATAATCTGTGCCGCAGCAACATTAATTGGTTCATCTTGTTCCATGCCTTGGCGATAGTTGTGCTCTGCAATATCTTCCAAGACTTCCACTTGACTCATGTCTAAGTGGGGATTTTGCTGAAGAGCGTGTTTCATACGCCCCGTCATTTGATCTTCTGCTGAATTAACAGCATTAACTGATTGATCTACATGTTGGGCAAGTTGAGCATTTTGTTCATCAACTAATGATTCACCTTTAAGTTGATCAATAATACGAGCGCCAATACCACGCAATTGCATCTCACGTTCTTGTTGTGCTGCTTTGATACGTGAAGCTTGGCGTGATTGTTTACCAAGTTCATATTCACGGAGTAAGCGATCAGCCACATCAAGTTCAGGTGCCACTTCCATATGTGACAAACCAAGCTCACCAATGTCCCTCAGGCTATACGGAGTACCAGTTTGTACTGCGGCCGTGGGATATGATTGTACTTGAGTACGAGCAGCAGGTAAAAGTCTAGGACCCTGTTCAGTTTGTGTTGTTGGAACAGAAGATATCAAATCCCTGATATCAACTAATTGAATACCCAAATTGGGCTTACCAGTACCAGGGAGTAATGGTGTTTCCCGTGCTGCGGGACCTGCGGTTGCTACACGTGATGGTGCAGGTTCTGCATATGTTGCAGCCGAGGGCCTAGGTTGAGTGTAAGCAGCTGCTGCACGACGTACATTTTGTGCAGCTTGCGGTGTTACATCTTCTACCGCAACTTTTGCTGCCGTTTGACCAAAACCACGACCACGCAACGCACGGGCCAAGCCGACACCACCAGCAGCAGCACCTGCAATAAGAGCACCAGTGCCCAAAATATCAAGTAAACCAGGACCTTCTTTAGGCGCTTTAAGGCGATTTTCTTGGAATGCAAGGACTTGCGGTGCCTGTTGCGCACGTTTTTCCGGCGTATCAGCGACGGGAGCCCCAGTTGCTTGACTATATGCGTAAAAATCAGCAGGTGACAGGGGCATTGGACTTTATTGTAACTATTTAGCTCTTCATTACATTTTATACGGGATAATTTTTAAAAATACGGGTTGTATAGTAGGTAAATGCCCGATGTTTAGTAAAACATCAAGAAATGGACGTACAACAACGCATTAATAAAGTTCAGGGCCTCCAGGCCATTAAAGATCAGGCTATGAAAATGGCTGATGAAGGTGCTGGCGCCCTTGAAGTGCGACACTTTGTAAATGAAGAAGCCAAACGTGTGGCGTATGAACACCCAGACGAAGAAGCATTCCATAAAGCAGCCCAAGCAACGTTGGCATACAAGCGACAAAAAGAACAAGGATCAACTTTTTGACCGTAATTAGGGAATATTGGTAAATTACCGGGGATTACACCCCGGTTTTTTGTGTAAATTCTTGGGCTAAGCAGGGAAAATACGTACAAAAATCAACTTTTATTTAAAGGTAGGGTTTTTGTACTCAAAAAAGGGGTCAATATACCCCCAAATGGGGTAGAAAATTACCTGACGCTTCTCCACCCACCCACCCGAATGTAAATGTGGGGAGAAAAAAAGAAAGGTGTGAGGGGTGAATTTTTTTGTGGTGGTGTGCGTACCAGGGAGTGAGCATCGCTCGGGATGCAAACGCCCCTGTGTAGCAGCGATACGATATCGTATCAAGACCCCTGACGAGCAGCATACCACACCAATGTCAGCAAACGCTAACAATTGGGTGTTAGGTAGTGCTGCCCGCGCTACTGGGCTGCGGTACAGAACGGTAGCAACTAAGTCTAGTTAATTAGATCTTAGTAATTACAAGGAGTTTACGGGGGATGCGCATCCGTTAACACGCATACATTCCAACTCAACCAGAGG